CCTCAACTGTCGTGGTGTGCCCGTCGCTGTCGTTAAATTTCCATGATCTGGGAAGATTTGCGTCCCGACCAAGTGAGGCTTTTTTCTGCGCCCGAGCCAGAATATCTTCGTATCCCGCACCACCAAGTTCGCGATTCCACCGCTCAGTATGAGCCTTCCTGAGGGCCGCTTCACGGGCCTGCTTTGCCTTGGAGCGTAGATTTTTTGGGACGTTGGAATACACCTTGCTTGGCGCTTCTTCCCAGTTGCCGACTGAATACTCCTTGCCGTTAGAATCTTGAATGATGCCGCTGCCATCTTCATGGAAAAAACTTTTTTCACCATTCTTCCATCTGGCCCGGTGATAACTAGCCTTGGAGTTTGAGGTGGCCCGGTTTGCTGCAGGGCGAGACTCTTGCTGGGGGCGCTTTTTAGGGGCGGGTCTTTCGTCGGGGGTGCCATCAAAAATAACCCCGTCGCCGTCACGGTCAATTTCGCTTTGTCCTTCACGCGAGCGTCCACCGCCGATAGTTGCACCAAGGCCTTTTTCCGCATCGCCGGAATACGCTTGTCCACCGCCGCCCTCCATTGGAACGTAAACGGTTTCGACTCTTACGCGTTCTGGCTTGCCGATCATTACACGCCCCTCTTCGGCGTGCCAAGAAGACCTCATAGTGGTCACGTCATCTGGATCGGACGGATCCATGACATCGAAAACAACAGTATTCGATGTCATGGTGCGAATTCTTACAGGGCTTCGCAATTCATTGGCAAGTGAGCGGGCCAGCACAGCCTGCCTGCCCATTGCGGGATTCGACATGCCTGCGGATTCAGCAATCTCATCTAATTCTTCGCGAGGGTCGTCATCGGACGAACCTTCGCGGTCGGCGGCGTAACCGGAAAGACGTCGCCACATTTCTAACAATTCTTCACGATTTTCGCCGCTATGTGGCTTGCCATAGCCATAGCCCTTTTCCTGCTCTTCGCTTTCGCTAGTAACAGGTCCACCACCGATCCAAGCATCACAAGTACGGGCAGCAGCACACTTGAAATCAAACGCCTCGCAGTAGCCGAGGTCACCTGCTTCAATTACGCCTTCGGCTTCATTTCCAGATTCGTTTGCGAGACCTTGTTTAATGCAGTCCATCATTCGCTCGGTCTTCACGAAAGCGGCACAATTACCACACTTTTGCTTTTGGGCATCCTCAGTTGAAACGTCCCAGCGACGAGCCTTTCCGGCCCAAAAATCTAGGTTTGGCTCTTCAGGGTTTAACGGCCCATAGCCAGCAGACTCAATAGCCTTTTGACGGTTTTCCAGATTCACCGCAACGTCCCTAGTTGCGATTGGGCATGCTGCTTCAGCCTTCCCATCCGAAGACTTGCTGATTGCTTCCCGGACAACGTCCTTCATGTGTCCTTCGCCACGGGAACCAATCGCAAGCCACTTCATTTGGGCAACTACGCCCGGAAGTTGAAAATCCTTTAGATGACGAGCGATCCACGCTTCGCGAAGTTCCAATGCCTGAATCTGATCTTCGGTTTTGGCTGTGCCGCCCTGTTCAGCAATACGTGTGAGAATTGTGTACTGGTCATCACCCTTAATGTTGCCACCCTTGTCCCAGATGTTTGGGTGTTCAGTTTTAATTCGTTCCGCATAGGCTCGGTCGAACATCGGCCACTTGGACTTCTTAAAAGAAGTGACACGGTCTTTAGCGTCGTCGGACTTGATCGAAATAGTTCCAGTCAGTTGATTGGCCCCATGGAGGACGGGGGAGACTTCGTAGAGTTCAACTTCTTTTAGAAGGTTGGCCTGTCGGGTGTTGTCGTAAACGGCTTGAATAGTTTTGTAGCCAATTGACCATTCTTGTTCAGCCCCAAAAAATGAAATATTTGCAAAGGCTTCTCGACCTCTTTCGCTTTTAAGGTTGAACTGGACTTTTGCAAACAGCCCCCCGATTCGAGCAGCGCGCATTTTTTCCGGTAGGCGGCGGTCATTGGGTCCAACCTCGTAAATTTCCAGAACTCGGCCAATCGGATGGTTCCAGTCGTGCCCCCAAACGACGCGTGGCTTCCTGCGCTTTAGGCTTCCCTCGAATGCGCCGGGAAGAACAATGTCTCCTACTGAGTCTTTATTGCCAATGCCCGCAACGAAGCATTCAACAATTCCCTCTGCCTGATCAACGTTTAACTGACCGGGAATAGACTTTGTTTGAAAATCGGTTGACATTTCCCTACCTTGTGGAATTAAGGCGTATCTCAATAGGTTAGAGCAGTACCAATACCCACATGGAAGGGTTTCAATAAATTAAAAGAGGTTTCAATAAACTTTATAAACCGTCAATCGAATCGAAGCCTGCAACGACAATTAATCGTCAAATGGGGTGGAGCAAGGGGGTCTCCGGGGAATCGCAAAAGCGATCCATCGGTCTTGAAACCTTCTGAAAAAGCAACTTTTTTCCCATGTAGCGCCGCATGAGCACTTCGAACTTTTCCATCACGTCGACTTAGCCAAGTTTTTTTAACTCCAGTCGCGCTATTTTTTGCCGCAGCGCCAGCAGCAAAATAAGTTCCAGCGTTAAAAGCAGTTTGCGTTTCATTTTCTGCAATGCGGCGTCCGCGAGCGCCAATTAAGTTGGCAAAAATTGCTCCAAGAGCGGTGCGGAGAATACCCATCTTGTCTTCGTCGCTGCCGAGCAGAAGTACAACTAAAATCGCTGAAGCAATTTCTTCTTTTGTCGTTTCGTTGGCTTTTTGGATTCTGTAAATCTGGGCATCCACATACTGCTTTAGGGCCTCGTCATCAAAAACAAAATCCGTTTTATCAACTTTGCTTGACAGGCTCGTCCCCATGTCAGCAGCATCTCGCACAATCGCCGTAATCACAGGGCGAAGGTCTTCATCGAGTTGCTTATTCCATACGGTTTTATCGAAAATTGCATCTACCGGCAACTCCCCAGCCGCAATGGCTCGTCGGGCCTTTGCTCCCATTGCTTTCTCCAGCACAACTCTTTGCTGACGTTCAAAAAGGCGCTCCAAGGAGCGATCAAAAATTTCCGTCCACCTGTCAACTGATTGACTTGACTTGATTTCCCACTCGTCCGGCTGGTCCTTGTTGAGCAAATCCTTAAAAAGGATCGGAGCCGTCAACGTCGCTTCTTCCTCAGGGGCGGGTTCTGCGGGAATTTCCGTCTGCTCCGGTACTGCCGTTTCTGGGGCTTCGGCCTGAACTTCGGGGGCTGCGGCTTCCCCTGTTGGAACCATGTCTACGGGAGTTTGAGGGGCTGCGGCATTAAAAGGCTTTTCGGTATTTCCGATTGGCGTCAAGTTCGGATTAGCAAGCATTGAGTCCATAAGTTCGGACTCGATCTTGCTTCGACCCGTTCCTTCACGGTACTCATTGCCCGTAATTAAGCCATTTCCAAATTCATCCATCAAATACCGTTGCCGCTCCTGCTTGGCAACAATAAGAATTGGAACACTGGAAGTATCGAAATCAATGTAGTACTGGTCGTGAAGTTCGTCTAAAGCCCGAGCGATAACTTCCAAATGGGGCTGCATGGTCTCCATCCAAAAAACACGACCCTCTTCTGCAGCGTTTGAAAATGTTCGACCGGCGGCATTGCCAATAACGCTCTCAGGTACACCGAAAGCGGCCAGAATCTCTTCTTTTGTAATTTGACGCATTTGGATGTAAGCGGCATCGCGAGGGTTCGATGAGGTGTCAACGAAGTCGACTCCATCGTCTGAAGCGATAACGGAGGTCTGGCCCGCTCTATTCAGGTTCCCACGGAAACGACTACGAAGTTCTTCCTTGTCGTCTTCATCCATTTCCCCACGCACAACCAAGAGCCCACCCGGACGTCCGTCGTTGTAAAGAAAGTTCCTGTTGTAAATCTTTGCAAGATTTTCAATTTCAATTGCCACGCCAGCAGTCTCCATTGGCGTCAAAGAAAGATAAGGATCAATCGGATGTGGGCGTCGAATCCAAACAACATCTTCTGGTCTAATAATTTTCTTCCCGCCGCCGGGAAGTAAAACTTCAAATCCGGAAACAAATTTTCGTGGATCTGGAATCGGGGATGTGTGCTGGGGGGGCAGCAGATGCAGGGCAATGAGTTTGCCCCCCCGGCCGCGCACCTTTTCAATGAACACGCCGCGAGTGCTCATCAGCAATTGACTTGACAGTCGGAAGCGGAAAATAAAGGAGTTCTCCCCCTCGTTGGACTTAGTGTTAAGTAGATCTAAAACTTCATTAGATTTACTTAATATCTCGCCCTGTGGTGAATTGTCTTTTCTCAGGACTACGGGGAGTCGGGCTTGATTTCCAGCAATGGCGTCAATACAGCGAAAAACCCAAGTTACTCGCTGTACACCTTCCCGGTAGGCCCGTTCAATGTCCCACCCGTCTCGGTATCCTCGTCCCACCATCGATGGATTCAAGGAAATTGGCGCCCCCAAACCTAAAGAGGACTTCACCTCCTGATCGACGCCAAGTTGCTTATTCTCTGTTTTATTCCAAGCCATTATTCAGATCCAAGAAGGTAGGCATAAAGTCCGGCTGTAACTCCCAATGTAATAAAACCAGCGGGAAGATAGATTAGAGCCGCTCCGATGCAAGTAAAAATGACAAAAGCAACCATAAGCATGTGTGCAATATTTTCGCGAGTGAGAAAACCGATGATTTTTGACAATCTTGTTACTCCCGCAAAATCCAAGTTGTTTTCTTTTTTCACGCTAACACCTTAGTCCGTCAACCTAGAGTAGATTCTACATTGGTAAATGCTGAAAAAGTAGGTGAAATTCTGCGATGACCGACTGGAACAAGGTTCTTGACTGGCTAAAACCAAAAGAGCCGCTTTATTGCCCAGAAGAGCCCTCCCTCACTCAACGTGTTTTTTTGCGCACGTATGCACTGGAGGCGCTATTCGGCGGAGCGGCTGGTGGCGGAAAAAGTTCTGCCCTTTTAATGTCTGCGCTTCAATACGTAGATGTTCCGAACTACTCGGCCATTTTGTTTCGTAAGACGTTTGCCGACTTGTCGCTTCCGGGTGCACTCATGGACAGGGCAAGAGACTGGCTCGCCCCCCAAGACGACGTTCACTGGAACGCAAACTCCTATGTATTCACTTTTCCGTCAGGGGCACGCATTTCTTTTGGCTACTTGAACAACGTGAATGATTACTTGCGTTACAAGGGTGCGGAGTTCCAATTCATTGGAATGGACGAGGTTACGGAAATTAGAGAACAGGACTACCGCTATTTGTTCTCTCGTTTGCGGCGTCCATCGAGCGGACCACTGTCTCAGGTGCCCTTGAGAATGAGGTCTGCTTCCAACCCTGCACCCAACTGGGTTCGTCAACGATTCATCGTGGAGGGTCAGGAGCAGAACCGTATTTTTGTTCCCTCCCGGCTGACCGACAACCCCGGAATCGACGCAGAGTCGTACAGGCAGGCGCTCCAAACACTTGATCCCATTGAAAGACGTCGATTGGAGTCCGGTGACTGGTGGGCGACCACTCTAGGAACTCTTTTTTCGCGTGAATCGTTTGGGATTATTGACGCCCACGAAGTTCCGCAGATTAGTTCGATGGCTCGAGTTGTACGCTTTTGGGATCTTGCGGCTACCGAGCCGTCGCACTCAAATCCGAACCCCGACTGGACGGTTGGCGTTTTAATGCTGCTCGATCAAGGCATTGCCTATGTGCTTGACGTTAAAAAAGCGCGAGTGAAGGGAGAGAAGGTGGAAGCGCTAATTGCCCAAACTGCTGCCGAAGACGGAAAGAATGTTCCGATCCGCATGGAGCAGGAGCCGGGGTCTTCCGGAAAAGCCCTACTTGACCAGTACGCAAGATATGTTCTTTCCGGGTATGACTTTATGGGTCTGCGCTCAACTGGTGACAAAGTTACACGTGCAAGGCCTTTTGCTGCCGCTGTGGCAAACGGCAATGTTCGACTGATGCGTTCGGCATGGCTAAGCGATTACTTGGACGAGTTTTCGTCTTTTCCTGAAGCGGGCGATCACGACGATCAGGTTGATGCGACAGTAGGCGCTTTCACGATTCTCACTGGGTTGGGGTTGCCCCAAAGGAAAACTGCGTCTATCATCGTTTGAAGTAGATGTTTTGTTGCTTATTGAGGAGGTAACTATGGATCAACCCAATTTAGAATTTATAAAAGATTTCCGTAATGCCATTTTGGCGCTCGATACAGAAATTGCGTGTTTTTTTGATTCAGGCGCTTCGCTTGAAGATCTGGGTGCTGCACTTGTTGAGTTGAATAGGGCAAAAGCCGAAGTTGGCATGTGTTACGACTATGCCGTTAACGCTATGAATGTCAAAATGGCTGACAACCCGGAACTAGCACTGCCGGATGGTTCGAAAATTGAGAAGAAGTGGGCAAACACTCGTACCGGGTGGCAGCACAAGGATTTAGCAAACACTGTTGCTAGACGAATTGTTGACCTTAATGTGGATATGGACACAGGAGAAATTCTCGCCTCCCCCGAGCAGATGCTTGTTCAGATCTTTGATTACGTTCAGCCTTCTTACTGGCGAATCAAGGAACTGCAAAAGATCAGCGTTAACCCGGACGAATACTGTGAAGTGCATGAAGCAAAACCGTCAATCATCGTAAGAAAAGGAAATGCTAAATGAGTAATGAAATTTACCCCTTGCTGTCCCAACAGTTTCCAAAAGAAATGGAAAGAAACGTATCCAAGTCGGGACGCACTCTTACCTATATTCCAATTAGTGAAGTTATCAGTCGGTTGAACAAAGTTTTGGGTGTTGGCAACTGGTCCAGCGAAATTATTTTTATTGGACGCGATTCCGCAGACCCTGATTGGGTTATTGCGCAGGTACGCCTGATCGCCCGACTTGGCGACAACACAGTTGTCAAGGATGGTGTTGGCGGCCAGCAGGTCAAGTACACCAAGGCGGGGAAAATCCTTGACCTCGGTGACGAATTCAAGGGAGCAATGTCGGACGCCTTAAAGAAAGCGGCCCAGCAATTGGGTGTGGGTTTGTATCTCGCTCGCGATGACGCCGCTATTGAAGTTGATGAGAGTAATGACGCCTTGGCGCAACAGGTTGCTCAAGTGGATGAAGGAATCAATCAACTTTTTGATCAACTTGTGTCTTTGTCCAAGTCGCTTACCCCCGAGCAAAAAGAAGCGTTGGAAGACTTTTGGATTGAGTACGCAGACGGTGAGCCAAAGCCAACACGCACAACTGCAAAGGTGGAAGATTTGGAAGCACTTATTGCAGAAGTAACGCGACTGACTCTTGGCGGTGATTTCGTTGAGCCAATTGCCTGAAGACGTAAATCAGCAAATTGAAACCGAAATTCTAGTTCCACCGGAATTTCTTTCACCGTCTTCAATTTCAACTTGGCAGCAATGTCCGTTGAAATATAAGTACTCAAAGATTGACAAAATCATTGACCCTCCGACCGAGGCAACAGTTCTTGGCAACTTTGTTCACGATGCACTCGAACGTCTTTTGCTGAGCCCCCCGGAAAGCAGAACCCTCTCAACCGCTCAATCAATTATGCGATCGCTTTGGTCTGACGAGTATCAAAACAAAGCAGCCGATGTGCTCCATGGCCACGAAGCCAAAATGCATGAGTTTCGTTGGCGTGCATGGTGGTGTGTTGAAAACTATTTCCTAATGGAAAACCCAGCCGAAGTTTCCTTTGAAGGGCTGGAAGATTACGTGACGGGCAAAGTTGGTGACGCCTCCTTACGCGGCTATATCGATCGCTGGGGCAAGGACGCCAATGGCATTGTTATCGGTGACTACAAAACCGGAAAAACTCCTCGTCCTCAATGGAGAAACGGAAAATTTCAACAACTTCTTATTTACGCTGTCTTGCTTGGTGAAATTCACCAAACCAAAGTAAATTCATTGGAACTGCTTTATTTAAAAGATGGTGTAAGACTTACTCACCCAGTAAAAACTAAAGAATTGGATGAAACAAAAAAAACAATTATTTCCGTTCATGCTGAAATTCAAGAAGCGTGCGCAACTTCAAATTTTGAAGCCAAGAAGCACCGCTTGTGCGACTGGTGCGCTTACAAATCTTTTTGCCCAGCATGGAACTGAAAAGCACAAATGTTTGCAATTCGTTTTCGCTCCGATGCCCGAGTGGCGAAACCGGCAAACGCAGGGGGCTTAAACCCCCCGGGTGGCAACACCTTATGGGTTCAAATCCCATCTCGGGCACCAAGTAAATAGAAACATTAAAAAGTAAGGGAAAAAAATGCTAGATGACACATTTGCACGTTTGGTTGCTGAGGAAGTCAAAAACAAGGTAACTCCAGAGCAGAAAGACTATTTGCGCCTGCCAGAAAACTGGACACGTTGGCAAAGAGCGCTCACTGTCTTGACGAACAACCTTGACCAGCAACTTGAATCACTTAAAAACGAAGAGCGTCGGGATACTGAAAATTACCGAGCGCTAGGTGACGATGGAGTCAAACTACTTACCGAATCTTTGTC